GACATTATACTCAATATTTATGCTGGCCGGTTTTTTTGGCGGAAAAATTAAATAACGATATATCTAATGATTGTTATTGCATTTATAGTTTAAATTATATAAGAATTTTAACAATAGCCTTTTTGTCAGGCCGTTTTTCAGATTTCTGTTTTGTTATTTATTGGGATGATATATATAACGTTAGTTGAGGTCTATTGTACTGCCTCTATGAAATACACTCATAGTGGTGTTTGAAGTCTTACTGCCTTCAATTGTTTCTTTCTTACTGCCCCATATATCACTAGTGTAATCACCTTTTACTTTTAGATTGTAATTGCCACCTACGTTCATATTGATATCGCCATCAACGGTCACCAAGTTGATATTGCCTTTATCTACTTGTATGTTGATGTTTGCATTCGGGCCAATCTGTATATCATAGTTGTTATTGGATTCGCCTTTCTTGTTAATGTAAATCTTATGGCGACCATCTATCGTAATGTCACTATCGCCTTCAATGGCGTGACAATATTTGCCTGATGTTAATTCGTATTTTTCTTTTTTGTTATAGATGTTGATGGTGCCTTCTTTGTCTATTTCATAACCTGTACCTTTTCTATGGGCAAAATAAATACGTTCTGCGCCAACAGTATCGTCCACTTCATAGATATGTCCACTCTCGGATTCGTAAACGTGATTGAAAGGATAAACGGCCGCATAAGCTGGCGCAGGTTGATCCCAAGTATCACCATCACTTGCCGTTATTTCACCACCACTCGCATTCGTAGTGGCATTAAAATCTGCTGTTGCAATGCCTGTCTTAACGGTATCAATTCTATTCTGTAATGCTAAATGCGTAAAGTCATTTCGTGCAAGTCTATTCACATCTGATTCAGATTTTTCTCTAGGGTAAACCGAAATGCCTGTCGGTTCGCCATTCTCATCTAGCCGACTAATGGGATCATAAAAACCTTTTTCAACATCACCTAACTCACTCGGGACGCCAGGTAAAGAACCAATTACGCAAGGTTCTTGACAACTTGCGCCATCTCTAAAATATCCAAACACCCAACTGCCTTCAACAAGAAAACTTGGTGAGTGACCTAAACCTGAAATGCCTGGCGATGTAACAGGCAGTATGACTTGCGACCAAGGTAAATCTTTTGTTGGCAATACTTGTTTGTCTTGCGTATGTATGCCCACGCAACGCACTCGCACTCTCCCCAAGAAGAATGGATCAGTTCTATCTTCAACAACGCCTGTGAACCAGATAAAGTTATTGAACCCTAAAAAATTAGTGTCAGCCATTTAATTTATTCCCATTTTGTTTTTCTTTTAAAGAACACGACTTACGCATTTCAAGACTATTTAGAATACCTTTACGCAGGTTCGTGTGAGGACTGCGTGTAATATTATCTTTACGCAGGCGAGTTTGCGTACCAGCGACCACACTTGCGTACCCATTGCGTAAAGGTAGTAATATACCTTTTAGCCAATTCTGAACAACTTTGGTTACCGTCGGATGCTTAGATGGCTTCGCATTAATATAGTATGCCTGGCGACTACGCTGTGATTCCATCAGCTCATCTGCGTTATACACTATTCCGCTCACATTGTCAATAGGCAATGCTTCAAGTTGTTCGTAGTTTGTTCTTATCTGCTGTGTCATAGTTCTGTCATATTCTCTAAAGAGACCTGCTGTAATGGTAATCTTACACGTCTAGCGTTAGCGAACCCAAAAAATTTGCGAGTCTCCGAGTTTCTTTCAGTCGTTATCATATTACCTGTGAGGATTTGGACGTTGGTTCATCCTTCCAAGTAATTCGTTGTCTGCTTCATATATACTTTGTAGTCCACCTTGAGTTACGTGAGACCACACACTCTCCTCGGACACATATGGGTGGTCAACATTATCTTTAACCGCTCTAATGTGTACAGTATATTTGTCTTCTGTTTTATCTACAATATGTTTCATATCATATACCAAATATCGTCCTGCCCAATAAGGACTAGCTTTTGCTTTTACATTATGTCCTAGTGGTTCCATTATTGGCATATCAAACGTAATGATATCTCCTGCTTGTATTAGTGAATTGCCTGGTGCCACAATTTCCAATATACCAGTAGATAATAATTGTCTTTGAGATAATGCCTTTTGTGTTGTGTGTTTATCACTCACATTCTCTACTACATAAGTTTCACCTTTTTCATCAACGTGTTCGTGTATATTTTTAGTATTAGATTTAAACATTACCCTTGCTTCAGGTTCATCACTTATTGTTTTAAGTGTATCATCAAATTTTGCATAAGGTAATGGTGTCTTAACCGAAGATTTACCACCATCACTATGTTCAGTATGAAAATGTTTACCAAATTCTTTTGCATAATCAAAATCAGTTTCTTCAATAGTTTTATTAAACATATCGTGTTCAATTAATCTATTTGCATATGCACCATTGCCTATATTATCTAATGTATCAATTGGATTATGTAAACTCCAACTTTCTGCACCGTGTAAATCTTTAATAATTTCTTTTCCACCTGATGGATGTCTAACATCTTTCATTCCAAAATTATAACTCCATTTGGCAGGTCTTGCTACTGCACCACCTACGGCTAATAATGATTCAATACTTCTGAAATGATATCCATTAAAATCTTCATAGAATAAGTATCCTGCATTTTCATATTTTTCTGATACTGCCTTTTTACACAACATATCAATTGCTTCAAATGGTCTTGTATTAGGTATAACTATTTTGGTTTGGTTTCTTGTAGGTTCAAAGTATAAATTCTTTTTACTAGATAGGTATTTTCTGTTTCTGAATATATCATTAACACCAACCTCAACTTGTCCCATATATGCCTTACTCACCTTACGCATATTATTAAAATAGGATTCTCTTGAACAAAAGAATATGTCATAGAGTTGACTACCTAAAGCACCTGTATTATCAGGTGTTACACTTTCTATTTTATATATGTGAAATGGGTGACCTTCATTGGCAGTTGCATTAACACCAGTCAACCCAGGCGTATGAAATTTTAAATTTAATCTTTCTAAACCAACAATAGGTAATAGTGTACGTACATCTTTGGTATCGTGTACTTGTATTTTACCAATCATTGTACGGCTAAAAATACTTTGTTGAAGTTCTACACTTAAAATGATATTTTGTATATCAATTCTAAATGGTTGAACCTCTCCAGGTACACCACCTGCTATTTTATATGATAGTATTTCAGCGACATCTAGGTTATAATCGCCTGCTTTTATTATGCGTTCTTTATTATCAGCCATATCATTGTTTAATCAGTTGTTTAAATTCTCTTACAAAAATATCAAGGTACTTTGGTTCAAGTATTTTAATTTGTCTTTTCTTGTCTTGTATTCTTCTTTCATATTCATAATTAGATACGGCACCTGCGCCTGCGTCTGTTGAATTGCACTCTATCTTATAAGAATAATCTTCTGGTCCATCACCTATTTGTGGTCCACTTGATTGTGTTCTTTCCCAATGATGTACTCCATCAGGTTCATTATATTTGTCTTTCATATAATTTTCAAACTGTAAATTTGATAACGGCCAATCATAATAAGGATTTTCAATATTGTTTATCATACACACAACCCAAAAGAAATCTGTATCACCATATATTTTATATGCTACGTGTTCTGGTCTTTCTCCATCTGCAACATCATACGCATCCAATAATGCTATATTATTTTTTATTTTATTTTTTGCTTTAATTTTACGAAATATATCAGGCACTAATTTATAATTATAATCTGCCTTGATATCGTATGCCATCAGCGGAAACTGTTCAAAAAATCTAGCCATTAGAATCCATCCTTCATTTTCTGTTTCGTTAAGTATTCTAATTCTTTAAATTCTAAATTAATAGTATATGTAACAGGTGCATAGTCTTCAAACGTTTTGAAATTACCACCTTCTGGTGTATAACCTACATCACATTTTGTTAAGGCACATCTTGATATTTTATGTAGTTTCTCATTGATACCAGTATTAGTTAAATAATGTATTTCAAATTCTGAAGGATATCTGAATATACGTCCACCCCACTCATCATCTTTCCAAGGGTGCATATGATATTTGAACATCTTAATTATTTTTTGTGTAGTTTCAGTTTCAACATCATTTCTCGGCCAGAATGCAAAACTATAATTAAAAGTTCTAAATTCAGGACCTTCATAAAACATTTCTTTACGGTTGTTCATTGCCATACCCCAACCCTTACCTAATAATTTTAACCAATCACCCATACCTAAACCACCAGATAAGTTAGAAACTCCTCTGGCTCCTGCTTGACCAATGGCACCAGCGGCACCACCTACTAAATTCTTTAATAAATCTTTTTGTCCTTTACCTTGCATTAAATCAGCAATCTGTACTTGTTTTACGTTCTTCCAAGCGGCAGCAATATCACCTGATATATTTGTGTCTTCAGCTCCCCAATTTGCACCATAGGATACTTTAATATCACTAGGCATATATAAAGCAATTGCACCACTAACTATATCAGAATTTTTTTCATCTGATAATACAGTATTAGTTTTATTCATCCGAGGGATAGTAATGTTTCTTTTCTTATAATGATCCCTTAATTCATCCATTCCTTCATATGTTTTAACAACTCCACCTCCAGAGCGTACTTCTGTTTGCTTAATAGTACCTGGACTCATACCCATATCTCTGGCAAATTGTAAATCAGCATTATATGCTGGGTTTTTACCAAGATTGGTTGCTATTGTGAAGAATAATATCCAATTGCCTAATTCTATACCAGTTAAGTCTGTTGGATATTGTAAGTGTTGAAAACCTAAAGGATCATCTTTAGTATTCGTTTGACTATCATTTAAAGTTTTTTCAAATGGAGATTTCTTTAACATTGTATTAATACCACTTACATCTCCAACTGTAGTGTTATTAAAACCAGATGTAAAGCTACTGAATAAACTATTAGCGGCAGCACCCATTGCCTTATTAACCACAAAACTCTTAACATTTCTTACGGCAGACTTACAGTAGTTCTTTAATTTTAGACTTTTTCCCATTTTGATCCTTGTTATAAATACTATTATATTTATATGATTTATAGGTAATAATATGAAGAAGAGTTACAAAGGAATATACAGACCAACATACCCTAGAAAATACGTAGGCAACCCTAATATGATAGTGTATAGGTCATTGTTAGAGCGTAGGTTTATGCGTTATTGCGACCTTAATCCTGATGTACTAGTTTGGGCAAGTGAAGAGTTACCTGTTAGATACTATAATCCATTAGACAAGAAATTTCATAGATACTTTCCAGACTTTGTTATCAAGACAATTAAAGATAAAAAGTATATGATTGAAATTAAACCATCAAGACAATGTGTTAAACCTAAAAAACCTAAATTAAAGACTAAATCTTATATGCGTGAGTCATTTAACTATATCAAAAATAAAGCAAAATGGTCAGCAGCCAAGGCATACTGTTTAAATAATAATATGGAATTTAAATTGATTACTGAAAAACAATTAGGATTTAAATAGAAAATGATGTGCCACATCCACAAGAGGATTTAGCTTTTGGGTTGTTGAATACAAAGTTGGCACCAAATATATCGTTCTTATAATCTAATTGCATACCTAGTAAGTACAATTCAAAACTTTTATCTACTAACAGCGTATCATCAACAACTAAATCTTTATCAGTTGGTGAATCTTCAAACGTCCAATCATAACCAAAACCAGCACAACCACCACCTTTTACAGATAGTCTAACATAGTTCTTATTATGTTTTTCTCTTAATTCTGTTAATCTATTTTTTGCGTTTTCTAATATTGTTATCACGCTGTTTTATACCCATTTAAACTAGCCATAAGAGAAGGATCAATTGGATATATAGTTTTAGCGGCAATAGTATTAACAGTTTTGCTTGAATTGACACTTCCTCCTGTACTATTATCAACAAACATACCTGATGATGTTGCTTTATCTTCTTCTAAATTCAATTTTTTAATAGTAGACTTTTTATCTTCTTTTAAATCATCTAAATTTGTAGTGATTGGTTCTATTTGTAATTTATACTCTTTAATAAAAGCTATAATTGTATCCATATCAGCTTCAGTTTCAGATAAACCTTTCTTTTGTAAACTTAATTGTTTAGAATGTGAACCTTTTAGTTTTCTATCGGAT